CGCTCCTACTCTACACAGCTGCCGACCTCAGCTGGTTGGCATCCGTGAGTGCCATCGTTGATGCGATGGGCAACGTGGCCGCTCCGATCCCGGTTTCGCAGAGTCCAGTCGCAGGCGGCGTTCTCTCCTTCAGCGTCGAGGTAGACACGGATGCCGTTCCGGGGTGACGTCGGCGTCCTGATCGAGATCGAGATCCGCGAGAATGGCGTACCGCTGAACGTGGCGAGTGCCACCACCAAGGAAATCTTGATCCACGCACCCGGCGGTAGGGTCAGCCGAAAGGCGGCCTCGCTATCGACGGATGGGACAGACGGCAAGATTCGTTACACGACGGCTCAGGACGATCTCGGGCAGACAGGAATCTACGCCGTGCAGCCCTATGTCGTGGTGGGTGCGCGCAAGCTGCATGGGGAGATCGGACAGTTCGCAGTGCTTCCTTCCATCGACTGACGAGATCGGCGCCGGGTGGCGCCCGGTTGAAGGGGCTGGATCGGCTTGTCCGGCGTCGGATAGGGGCGGGTACTCGGGGGTGAGTTCGCTCCTGTCCGTCGCCTAGCTAGGGAGTCGTGATGAAACGAAGGCGAGTCGCGCTCCCCATGCTGGTCTACGTGGACTGGGTCGACTCGGGAACCTCTCACGGCTGGCGCAACTACGACCCACGCGAGGCGCGAGAAGATGGGGCCTTGTTCTGTCGGACCGTCGGCTACCTCGTGTCGAAAAACGCGAATAGCGTCCGGATCGCCGCGAGCATTGCCTTGAACGATGAGAGCAAGGCCGACTCGCACTGCTGCGCGATCACGATTCCGCGCTTCGCGATCCGCCGGATGAAGAGGCTTCCCGCGGCGGAGTAGCGCATGCCCTACACGCGCTACGTCAAGACGAAATCGGGCGTCTCGGTCTACAAGCGCACGGCCTCGGGCAAGGAAGTGAAGGCGTTCACGGCGCATACGCAATCGGTCGCGAAGGCGAGGCGCACGGCGCGAATCCGTCATCGCATGAGCCGATCCCAGCGATAGCCGCGGGCGAACGAGGCGGGGAGGGCGTGCATGTCCGAGCCCTTCATCGCGCCGCCGCCGGAGCCTCAGGACGTCTTCACGCAGGAGGTCTCGCCGGCACTCGACGAGGCGCGGCAGATCCTGGCCGAAGTCGGCCTGCGTACCTATCGCGTGTTCCTCGTGACCGACACCTGGGAGGGCGGCTACAAGTCAGGCGTCCTCTCGACGCGCGAGCTGGTCGAGATCCTGCCGTCTCCCGAGGTCGAGTTCCGCTCGCTCAAGGAGATCGGCAACTCAGGTGGGCTGCTTCACGAGGGCGACGCGGTCCTGCATGGCATCAGCCGCAGCTTCACCCGCGAGGAACTCCGTGGCAAGACGCTGGCCGGCGATCCGCTCTTCCCGGCGCAGGAGTTCTCGATCGCGGTCCAGGCGATCGGTCAGATTCACGCCGACTTCTACCTGCCGGCCAGCGAGCCCGTGCTCGGTACCACGGACTGGACGCTGCCCATCCGGAGCATTAGCCGGCGCGGGCCGCTCGTGATCGCATCCGACAATCCCTGACGCGGAGGGTCCGATGGGCTTCGCCTCTGCCGCGGCTGCGCTGCAAGCGCGCTTCGAGGACCTGACCCTCGGCTTTCCCTTCTACCGCCCGACTGTGCCATGGGTGGTCGAGAACGAGAGCCGCCAGGAGCCCGACTCGGGGAGTTGGCCGAGCTGGGCGCGCTGGCAGGTGCGCGAAGGAGAGACCCGGCAGGTGGCACTCGGGATCGGCGGCGTTCCCACTCGGCGCTTCCGGACGCCGGGACTCGTGATCGTCTCGATCTTCGTGCCACCCGGCTCGGGCATCATGCGGGTCCGTGAGATCGCAGACGACGTCGCGACGATCTACCGCGACGTCAAGATCCCTAGCGATCGGATCATCTGTCGCGCGCCGCGCTTCGAGGACGTAGGGCCGACGGGGGCCTGGTATCAGGGCCTCGTCATCGCGCCGTTTTTTTTTGATCTCTTGGTGTAAGGAGGCCCTCATGCAAGTTCGCGTCCGCTTCGTGAAGCCGTGGCAGGGTTACGAGGTCGGCAATGACGCTCAGTTCCACTCTGGCATCGGCAAGCATCTGATCTCGGAGGGCCTCGTCAAGGAGGTGCCTGAGGGCGAGCGCTTCGCGCCGCTCTCGATGCCCTTCGCGGCACGCGCGGCGGCTGGTGAGATTCTCGCCTCCGAGGCGGGCCCCGACGCGCGCGGCTCCGGACTCTTCGAGGAGTAGTGGTGGCTTCGCGCGAGCTTGCGGGCTTCCTGCGGGCCCTTGACGACCTGATCGCGGCGGTCCCGAAGGCCCACCGGACGCTGCATGTGCAGGTCGTCTCGGAAACCTACCGCGATCTGGTCGAGCGCTCCCCGGTCGATACGGGGGCCTATCGCGCGTCGCATGCGATCGTCGACTCCGCGAGACGGCTCCTCTACGACAGCCCGAGTCGTCCAGGGTCTGACGAGCGGGTCAGCGATGCAGTCGAGCGGCCGAGCGTCAACGATGCGACCGCAGCGCTGCACGAGCGTCTCGAGCCCTTCTCGCGGGTCGAGATCGAGAACCGCCGCTACTACGCCGGCTTCCTCGAGTTCGGGACGGTGCAGATGGCGCCGCGCGCGATCTACGCGACCGCGGCCAACAACGCGAAGTTTCGCGCCGAGCACACCGCTCGTTTCGGACTCGATCTGACTCCGCATCTGCGCTGACGCCAAGGTCGCCAAGGACCTCGCGCCGAATCGCGCTCGTTTCCTCATCTACGAAATCCACGCATGCGGCGGGGTGATGCTCGCCGACGGGAGGCTGCTCCATGTCGTTCGGCCAAGTCAGCGCGAACCAGCTTCGCTTCGCGATCGAGTCGACGTTTGGGACGCCGCCGGGCGGCAACTTCCAGAACGTCCCGGCGATCGGCTGGAACTTCGAGCACAGCAACCAGTTCGTTCAGTCAGGTCGCATCAACCCGACGCGCGAGCCGGGGGATCAGATCCGGGTGGGCGCAGAAGTGAACGCAACGATCGACTTCGAGCTGATGGTCGGAGCTTGGGATGCCTTCATGGAAGGCGTGATGATGAATGCCTTCCAGACCGAGCTTGCGATCACGGCCAACGCGATTACGGTGACGGGAGCCGCAACGTTTCTGGCGACGTGGACGAGCACCGGGAACCCCTTCGTGAACGTGAGGCCCGGCGACTGGCTGCGTACTCGCGAGGACACGGCGACGAGTTCCTTCACGAACGCGACCAACCGCGGCGCCGTGAAGGTAGCAACGAAGACGAGCGACAACGTCATCACCGTCATAGTCACGAACGGAACGGTCGTCGTGAACGAGACGACCGCCGGCACGGTGAGGATCAGCGGTAGGCGGCTCGTCTTCGGCCCCACGCTGCGCAGCTACCACTTTGAGGAGCATCTCGACCTCGCGACCGACAATTACGGGCAGTGGGCCGGCATGGCCTTCTCGGGCATGAGCCTGACGGTCGAACCGGGCCAGATCATCAGCGGCAACTTCAGCCTGCTCGGGAAGAACGGTGGGATCAGCCGCTCGTCGATCGGCGGCACGCCCGTCGCGGCGAGCACGGCGAGCCCGCTCAACGCCATCGATCACCCGGACTGGGTGCGGATCTGGAGTGCCATCAACGGCGGACCGGCTGCGAACAACATCGCTCCGAATCAGCTCACCGTGAATATCGCGAACCCGCTCGCTGCGCGGCCTCAGATCGGCGTCTTCGGACCGGTCGGCCTGCGGCTCGGGCGTGGTGCCGTCACCGGCTCGCTCAAGATGTACTACCACGACGAAGGCATTGGCACGATGCCTTTCGACCTGATGGACGCGGCGATTGATGCGCTCGGAGGCTTTGGCATCTACACGATCATCAACGATGAGCTCTCGGCGAACACGAGCACGAAGTATGTCGTTCAGATCTCGAATCCGAAGTTTACGCGCGGGAGCGTGCCGAGCCCGAACAATGACGCGGATCTGGAACTGACGCTCAACTACTCGTCCCAGGTCGATCCGTTGCACACGAACGGTGCGAGCAACGCACCGACTTCCTTCAGCATTCACAAGCTCATCTACCCGGCGTAGTCGCCGGCTCATTCAAACATCCTGAAGAGAGGAATGCAACCCATGGAGACGGGAGAGGTCCCGACGGAGACCGTTCAGCAGGAAACGACGAAGCCGGCGCGTCGCGCCAAGGATCCGGACCCGAGCGCGAACGGCTCGGGACCGCAGCTCGAGGACTTCCTCGCCGACATCGAGGCCGAGGAGGCTGGCGTCTGGCGGCGCCTCGAGCCTCCGATGCAGGCGATCGAGGTCTGCATCCGGTCGTCCTACTGCGAGGACTTCCGCCGGCGCCAGAGCAAGCTCTACCAGAGTGCTGCGGAGATGCTGATCGGGACCGACGAGGACGCGGACCACGATCTGCTCAGCAAGCGCGCGGCCGGTGAGCGGCTGCTGGTCGGATGGCGCGGCATGCCGCAGTTCCAGGGCCAGCCCTTCGAGTGGACCAAAGAGCGCGCCCTCGTCGTGATGACGGATCGGCGCTTCCATTACCTGCGTGACGCGATCTATCTCCAAATCGCGAAGCTCAGCAAGCTCCAAGAAAAGAAGCGGGAGCAGCTGGGAAAAGCCTGAGGCGTGCGCTGCGTGCCCGGCTCGACTGGTCCACCAAGAGCGACGCGCAGCGGAAGTCGCTGCGGCACCTCGAGCAGAGCGGTCGCAAGAGCAAGACGCTGGAGGCGCTTCGTGCCCAGATACCCTACACCCGCTTCCTGCTCGACCACTTCCAGTGCCTGCGGGCCCGCTACGCGATCGAGGCTCCCCTCTCGTTCGAGTCGATGCTGCTCTATTGCCGTCTCTACGGGCTCGGCCGGTCCTCTCTCCACTGGCTCTCGCTGTGCGACAACGCCGCGAGGGAGTGGCATGCCGAAATCCAGGCGCAGCGCTACGAGCAGATGAAGCAAAGCACGCAGCATGCCCGCCGAAGACGTTAGGCTCGGCATCGACGCCTCGGGAGCCACCCGGGGCGCTCGCGAGTGGGAGGCTGCGCTCCGTTCGATCCAAGAGTCGTCGCGGCGTGCGGCGGCCGAGGCTGTGCGGGTCCGTGCAGCGCTCTCCTTCCAGGGCGTTTCTGGCGCCGGACGCGGTGCCATTCCACAGCTCAATCAGGAAGCGGCAGCCCGCGCGAAGGCTGCTACCGAGGCACGCAAGCAGGCAGCCGCGGCGGCCGAGCTCGCTCGCTCGCAGCAGGCACAGATCCGGGTCGGCCTGACCGCGCTCTCGACACTCGGCGAAGAGAATCGAGCCTACGCACAGGCTACGCAGTTCTCCCTGCGCCGAGCGGCCGCGATGGGACAGGAGATCGATCGCGGCCAGGTCCTCGCCCAAGTCCGTCTGAGGCTGGCGGCGGCCGATACGCGCGCTGCCGATGTCTTCTCGGTCACATCCGTCCGGGCGCGCGATCTCCGCCTGAACATGTCTTCGCTCGCAGGCAGCGTTTCCAATCTGACTGGCCTGCTCGTGCTCGCCAATCCACAGGTCGGTCTCATCGCCGCGGGGGCGACCCAGGCGACGGCTGCCCTGCGTGGCATGAGCGCTGGTTTTGGATCCCTAGGCGTGCCGCTCGGCATCCTAGCGGCGGTCGGCACGGCGCTGGGCGTGATCGGGGCTATCGGGACGAAGGCGTCGGAGTCGCTGCGGCTCACGGGTGAGGCCCTCCGCGCGAGCGGGGAGGCGAGCGGACTCACTATCGGTCAGATCGAACAGGTTGCGATCCGCATGACCGAGACCACCAAGGTCTCGGACGAGGCGGTGGTCGATCTCGCGCGCAGCCTGATTCAGTTCCGCTCGATCACCTCCGACACCTTCGAGTCGGTCGTGCGCTTCGCGCAGGACGCCGCGGCCCGCGGCTTTGGTAGCTTCGAGCAGAACGCCAAGGTGCTCGCTCG